TCACCCCATTTCTACAATAGTTTCGTGGGGCGTGGTACAAGACTGCCCCAAGTCTACGTCAATTGACAATTGACGATTGACAATTGACAATTAATGGTTTATTTAATATATAATTGTCAATTGTAAATTATCAATTGTCAATTGCTAAGTCAATTGTCTAATGATTAGTTTGTATGACCACCGCACGCGGTGCGGTGGTTCAGTTACAAATCTAAATCATTTAGATTTAGGTTGAAATTGTTGTCGTTTGTTAGTTGTTCTTGTCTTGGTTTGTAGCCTTTTTGGGTTAGTCTTTCTACTCGTTCGTATGTGTTGTATGCGTTCCTTAACTCATCTGTATGGACGAAAAAGTCTAGCTTTCTTAGTTTTTCTTTTTTAACAGTCCCGGCTTCGTCAAGTTTAGCTTTGTATATTCTGACAAATGTCAGGCAGCCTGCGATTGTGAAAGGCTTGTAGAGCAGAGTCGTCTGCTCTCTGATCGGCTTTGCTACCCTTGTGAAGACCTGACTTGTGCCTATAAAAATTTTGCGTTGCTTTCGCTGTTGGGTAATATCTTCGAGGGCTTCGACGGGAAAGTTTTTGCTCTCCATTGAGCTAAACCAGTTTTGAATTTCGTCCAAGAAAATTATCATGCCGAGTTCGCCGTTGTTTCGCATAATAAAGTCTTCGGGGCTTTCGACTTTGAAATTCTGGTCTTTAAAATCAATATTAGTCCCAATCTGGCAAGCCGGGTACATAGCTTTTAATTTTAAAATCATCCAAGCAACCGCAATACTCTTGCCACTCCCCTGTTCGCCCGCAAAAAGATGAACACCGTACTCATGGAGTGCATCCGGATTGCGATTGTACCAGTCGAGGGCTAAGCGGCGAGGGAAATCAATAAGCAAAACTTTCAGCTTTTTAGGTTTTTTGTATGTTTTCCTGTAGGTAGGCTTTTTGCGGCGTTTGCCTTTTATGTAAAAAACTATCATGAAGAAAAAAGTCATAACAAAAAACGGCAATATAGCAATCCCTATTGCTTTGCAAATAAACAAAATTATCGACTGAAACATTGATAATATCGGGGTTATTATACTTACTGTACTCATTTTTTTACCGCCTTTATATACCGGAAATCCCGGGAATGAACGACTTTATCCGCAAGCCTATAGCCCATGCCATTTTAAACCCAAACCAAGCTAATTCTAAGCCAATTATAAAGTCAATAACTTCGGGAGAAACAAAAAGACTTACACTATTTAACTCAGTAGGAGCAACAAAAGGTTTACTGAAATACTCAGTCATAGAATCGACATCAAGCCCACGAGTTAAGAAAAAAACTAAATCAAAAACCCTGTCAACAATCCACCAAACAAGACCATAAAACAAAATAATCACTCCATTTTCAAAATCTTTCATGATAAAAAACAGTTTTAACTTTTCCTATTATTGCAGGTAAAGCTCTAATTTTAAAAAATATAGAGAAAAGAATAAGTAAAAAATCATTAAACTGTCTAAAGATATTAAAAGCGGCGGGATTGCGTTGTCTTAGTTTAAATAAAAAATCAGAATGTCTAAGAAACTCATAATGCGTTGCAATTTCGGGAAAAGTGTTTCCATAATTAGTCGCAGTATTGGTTGTAGCGTTAAGTGGCTGAATCGCTAAACCAGCCGCTTGAACAGGAATAGGCTCAACACTACCGCCACGCATAACTCTTCTGATTTCATTAAACGAATCAGTAAGATAAACCTTACCGTCTTTTACAACAGAAAATTTTTCTTCAAATTCATTTTTTCTTCCGTCAAGTGCCGTTTCAAATTCAGTTTTTGTCATTTCAACCACGACAATGCCGAAAAAGTCAAGAATAGCTATAATAATTTGAGATATGCTATTTATTAAAGCTAAAATAATATCCTTAACCAAATTAGATAACGAATCAAAAATTTTGGCTATAGTATCATTAGTTGAAATAAAGAAATCCCAAATATTACTAAGACCACCACCGCTGTTATCAGAAGAATATGGATTTTCAACTAAACTATCTATAGACTTTTTCAACTCATCTACAGAGTTTTTTAAATTATCCAAAGAGGTCTTTAACCCTGCTTCGATTTTGCCATTAATCGCTTGTAGCTCATTAAGTATAGACTGCAAAAGGCTTTCTATGCTTGAAAGATCTATGTCAAAAATATTAGTAATGCTGTAGTCATTTGTGCTGTAATCGTTTGTAGTATAATCATAGTTATTTGTAGTATAATCATTTGTGGTATAATCGTTATTGGTGATATGATTTGTAGTATTATTGTTAGTTATATTAGTAGTGCCATTGTTGCCGCCGTTATCTCCTCCGTTGCCATTATCTCCGCCATTGTCGCCGCCGTTGTTTTGAATGATTTTTGTATATGTGTTATTTATAAAAACAATTATTTCATTGTCAGTTAAGCTTTGAGGATCAAGATAAGTTGGCTCAGGTTGATATGGAGTTCCGTCACTCCAACGCCAGTCTCCAACCAAAGTATAAGTTTCAGTTGTTGGTTGAGCGGTAACAGTAAATCCTTGCGAATAAGTAACCTGATGAATAACATTACCGGTACTAGTATTCGTTGATTTCCAAAAACAACCCGGGGAATTTTCATATTCACGTACAGTAACTGTAGCATTAAGTCTTCTATCTCTAATAATACCGTGAGTAGGAGACCAAATTTCAACAATATTGTGTCTTGAAGGGTCTTTTAAATCAACTCTAATATAAGCAGCACTACCATTAAGTAAATCTTCAGCTTCAGCAGAATTTTTATCCAAAGCCCAATTAAATAATGCATCTGCTAAATCGGGGAGAACTCCCAAGCCTGCTGTAAGTATATTTCTGAAATTAGTGTCGAGGGTGTCAAGAGCAAGTCCGATTGTGTCTTTAATCGTGCTTAGAGGGGCATTTAAGCCATTTTTAAGATTCGGGTCTATGTTGTCGACGGCAAGCCTATAGGCGGGGTTTTGGTTGTAATTCGCTCTGTGTGCGTTGGCGAAAGTATCATTGGAAAAATCGGAAGCGGATTTGTTGCCTTTTGCGTAATCTACAAGGGCGGTGTAATGATCTCTGTAAAAGTCAATATAGTTGTAGTTATCGTCTTGGGCTTCGGCGACAAAAGAAAGCGGAGCGATATTTAAAACCAATACTAAAACTGCAATTATTGCAGACAAGATACGTTTCAAATTTATCACTCCATTCTTTTGCAGTTAACAGTTTTTTTGAAAAATTTAGGATTTAGGATAAAGTATGTAACTTAACCTAAATCCTAATTGCTGATTAAATTCCTCTCGCCATGCCGAATAAAAAGCCTAATCCGATTTTCGCACCGAGAATTGGGACTGCTATCGTTAAAATTATCGGAACGACCGCATAGAAAGATTCAAGCAAAACATCTGTGTCGACAGAAGCCAAAGCAGTTGTAAAATCCATGAGTATTCTCCTTTCACTAATTATTTATTAAAATAAGGTTCAAGGTAAGCCTTAAATCCTTGTTTTAATTCCTCAATCCTAAGTCCTAAATCCTAAATCCTCGTTTACGTAATCCCGCCGAAAAATAATCTGAAAAACAAGAAATGAATAAATTTGCAGACTAAAAAAACAATTGCAATCCACCAAAAATGCACTAAAAACTCATTTTGTACTGCTATTTGTTCATTCAGTGTCCTGACTTCAAGTATTAGCTCTTGTCGCTCTGTTTCAAGCAGTTCAAAGCGTTCGTCTAAAAGTTCAGACAGTATTTCTGCTATACTTAACTCTTCGATCGGCTCATCGGCTAGCTCATCGGCGAGGAGTTCTTCCGGTTGCTCTAAAATTTCTAACTCGTTCATGGTTTCTTCGGCTCTGTTTCGGCTTTACCCGGCAGAATTATTATTGAATCCAGTTGCAGACCGTTTTTAACCGGGATTGTGACGAGTTGGACAGGTTTGTTCAGCAATTCGGGTAATGTACTATAGTCAAAGCCTGTAATTTCCTTGCATTTATCAAAAGCAATCTTAAACTCCCCTACCGCTATGCCGACAACGTTCTTTGAATTGTCGAACATATAATACAAAAGTACGTTGTTATAATTTATAACCCTGCCGTCATTCGCCGTAAATTCACCTTGACTATGCTTAAATCCTACTATTTTTACCATTTAAATCACTCTTTCTTTTATTTATTATGCGGGTTGCTACTCCGCTTTCAGCTGTTGTTAAATGCTTTCCATTGCCGGGATAACAGGCGGATTGCTTGCTTCGACAAGCTTTCTAAGCCGCTCTACTTCGTTTTCTAAGTCGTTATTATTTGTGCTTTGCTCTTGTTTTTCTGCTCTCTCCTTGGCTTTTTGCTCCAAATGCTCTTTGGTCTTTATGCTCCATTTCTCAAATCGCTTGTACAGCAAAAATCCTAAAAATGAAGTAAAGGCGAGGTAAAGCGTTAATGCCGCAAGAGTTATTATCGCTCCCATTAATTCACCGCCTTAAAGCTTGAAGCTATCAGATAGGCGACTGTAGAAAATGACAAAAAAGAGATTATGCTCGTTATCATTACAGAGAGCCAAAAGGCATATCTGAAAGGCTTCTTAAAGTCCTCGGCTTCCAAGGGGGTAAATGCTGTTTTGTAGTATCTTGCTTTGCCGGAAGATGCAAAGGCGAGGATAAAAGTTGAAACAAATCCTATTAAAATCAAAGCTTCATATCGCATTTTCTTCAATCCTTTCAAATTATGCGGGAATCATCTTAGAGAAAAATTTATCGTGACAAGGTAGTTTTGTGAATACATTTAGAATTTTTCCGCTGTGTATTTTAAGACTTTAAGCTGATTTTGAACTGCTCGCTTTCCTTGGTTTTACCTAAAGATTACAGGGCGGAAAATTTCAAAATCTATTCACAAACTCCACCTTGCTTTTGGATTAATAACCGTGTTTGGCATTATTGCGGCTGTCTGAAAAGAAATAAGGGATATTTTTATAGACAGCCCTTGAAAATTATAACACGGTTATTAACCCAAAAGTCAGAAAATAAATGCTAAATCGAACCTAGGGGCGGCGAACTGAAAGAAATAAGGGCTGTAACGGCGGGTGCAAGCGGGGCTTAGGGCTTGCCATGTCGGGCTTTTCAAGCCGCCATGGCGGGGGGCGAGGGGGCTAAAAGGGCAGTTCATACTGAAAGAAATAAGGGTTATCAGGGATCAACTCCTCGGGGGGAATAATCTCTTTATCAATTTGCAATCGCCAATCTGAAAAAACATCTTCAACAGTTACGGGCTGTGAAAATCTCCTACTCATAAACTCCAAAAGACCAATTAATTTATTCGCCGCATCATCTAATCTGGCAGAAACATTGTTTAGTTGGGCTTTCGTGAAATCTTCATATAAAAAATTTGCGATAATACGTGAATTTAATATATTTTCTTCCATAATATTTGCAAAATGTCTTAAATCTCCAACAGTCAAAACCAAAGTCACATCATTTTTAGATATTTTATTCCTAATTTCATCTGCCGAGTCAATTGTTTTTCTCATATATAATCACTACTTTCTTTCATTTTTGCGGGTTGCTATGCCGCTTTTAGCTTTTTTTATTCCGCGGGGGCGAGGGGTTAAAAAAAGGGCGGATCGTGGAGGCTACATTCGTCTTCATCTTCATAATGATAGTTTTTGACTTTTAAAACTAATTCGTAATGACCGAGTTCAACTAACCATTTCAGAGAATAATGCTTTTCAAGAAATTCTAAATGTCCAAAAAAATCAACAATAATACCCTTATCAATATTACTTGTTACTTCAAGGTTGTCAAAAAAATTAAGTATGTCTTCTATGTCTTCCATAAAAAGAATTTTATTAGTCTTCTCCATATTAATCACTACTTTCTTTTTTTGCGGGTTGCTATGCCGCTTATAGCTTTTATAGTGATAATGAGTAAAATATTTTGGGGAAATAAAACATAAAACAGAATAAATGCTATAAGTACCAAGAAAAATTAGAAAAGAAACAATAAAAACAGGAATAAGAATTTCAAAAAAATGAATAATCATGTCAAAAAAACCAAATTCAAAAATCATGTCAAAAAAAAGTACAAAAGCTACAATAACTAAAATGACCAAGGAAATAAGCAATTGAATAACACTAAAATCCCTTTTCATAACCAACACTCTTTTCTATTATTTTTGCGGGTTGCTATGCCGCTTTTAGCTTTAGTAGAATGGTTCGTCATCATCGTATATGGTTTGCTGTAAATTTCTTAGGGCTTCGAGATAAGTGTTAAAGTGCAGAGTATTGGTTCTGACAAACTTTAAATAAAGAGTTTTATCTAATGCTTTGAGTGTGTCTATAAGACTGAAATAGTCTTTAATACCTCTGTTAACTATAAAATCCTCAACCTCTGAAATAATTACAAAATCAAAATCAGTCATTCTTACCACTTCCCTTTTCTTTTTTTGCGGGTTGCTATGCCGCTTTTAGCTTTTTTTATTCCCGGGTTGACTTTTGGCTTCTACCTCAAGTGCCAAAGGAAACTTAAATCCGATAAGTACATCTGTTGGAACTCTGTAAAAATAAGCTAGTTTTTTAAGTACACCAATTGTAGCCTCGCTTCTACCTCTTTCATAATCACTATAGGTTGTTTGTCTAATCCCTAAAAGATTAGCTACCTGTTGTTGACTAAATCCAAGTGCATTGCGTAAATATTTTATGTTAATCGCAAATTCATTCAT